GCAAAAGGCAATCACACCTAATGTCTACATCAATGAAGACTTCCTCGAGATCGCAAAGAACGACTACAAGCAAATGCTCGCAGCTGACGTCCTTTCAAAGGACACCAAGGTCACGACATATGAAGTAGCACTCTCCGGAGTTGCTGGAGATCCCCAATACCAACCAATGCACAGAGGATCAGGTCCCGGCTACGGCTGGAGGACGAACGGAGACGGCAAGCGTAGTTGGCTTGGACAAGACGAGTGGGACCTTGAGAACCCAGAGTTCAAAGAGAGATTCGCTCAAATCCAAGACGACTGCAGGCGCGGTCAACGTGCAGAAATGGTGTGGGAAGACACACTCAAAGACGAACTTCGTCCGAACGCGAAAGTTGATGAGGGAAAGACCAGACTCTTTTCAGCAGGAGAACAATGTTTTACTGCTGTCTTGAGAATGTATTTCCTCGGATTCTGCGCTCACGTCATGCGACACCCCGTTTCACTCGAATCATGCGTTGGCATCAATGTGTTTGGACCCCAGTGGTCTCAGCTGGCTCGTAGGCTTCAAAGCAAAGGGAAGAAAGTCATTGCTGGAGATTTCTCCAATTATGACGGTACTCTCTGCGCTCAAATTCTATGGGCTTGTCTCGATGTTATCGAGGCCCACTATGTTGACGCAACACCCGAAGACACACTCATCCGCAGAATGCTCTGGCTTGAGATCGTTCAAAGTGTTCACTCCTTTAGAGGAGGACTCTACGAATGGACTCATTCACAACCATCAGGCTGCGCTTTCACCACCATCCTCAACTGTTTGTATCACTCCATCGCTATGCGTTACGCTTATCTAGTTTGCGCTACACGCTATTGTCCAGAGAAAGCTTTCATGGACGATTACTACAAACATGTTGCTCATTGCAACTATGGAGACGATGACGTCACTAACATCTCAGACGAAATCGTTTCCTGGTTCAACCAACAGACCATCACCGAAGCTTACCTCGAACTTGGCATGGTGTACACTGATGAAACCAAATCTGTTTCAGATGTGCCTTACAAGACACTTTCAGAGATCCGTTTTCTAAAGCGGGCCTTTGTTTACGACAGAAACCTTGGCATCTGGAGAGCACCCCTTCCCGAGTCAGTCATTTATG